GTGCTACTTTAAAAATTCGTTCTCTAAAAAAATCAAAATACTGAGGTGAAGTTTTTGATGCTGAAACTAACCCTTCAAAAACTTGATTTGCAATTGCTGTGTGGTCTGTTGATTTTATGAAAGAATAACAAAATTGAGTCTCAAGTGAATCCGGATCTACAGGTGATAACCAAACATTTCCATCCCGTTTAAAACCCCTTTTTAAAAAAGTTACTTCTTCTAAAGGATAATGTTCTTCCCAGGTGTCTCCCTTTGTATCAGGAGTCATAGTCATACCCAAATCTTCCCTAACTGTATCAATTACAAAAGTTAAACCAAATTTGTCTTTAATATCAGGAATTACAGAAACTTCTGCGTCATCCCCAAAAGTTGTTATTTTAACTAATTTCGATGCTGAAAACAGATTAAAAACCCCAGTACATTTATAAACACAATAATACATGATAACCATATTTACTAAACAATTATGAAGCGTTGTACCCCATTGACCAGAAGGATTCCCATGCGTTGCAAACCAAAGATTCCCACCAGTAAAATGCATTGTTTTTATTACATCTTGAACTAAAACATTTCTTACTTTAAAATTTTCTTCTGCATCTACAATATTCTGTTCCAATTCGATTTTTAAAATTAATTCATTAACTAAAGTACAAAACCATTCCAAAATTTTCGAAGACATTTTTCCATCAAAATTCTTGTAGTCTAAACCAAAATTGAAAGGTGAAAAGTTTACATGTGAATTTGCCAGTCGTGTCCATTCCATTGAGTCTACATTAATTCCCACTGCATGAAACAAATTTTCTCTTTCATTCATCCAGGCTGCTTTAAAAATCCCAAAATATTTTATAAAAAGAGCTACATGATCAAAAGATCCCGCTGCAAAAAGTCGCGGTTTCTTACCCTTAGTTTTAATTTCATCTTTAATACAAGTTGTGAAAGGTGAATAAACTCTGATTCCTAAATGTGCTTGTTCTTCTTTAAATTTAATTCTATCTTGAACCTGTTGTGCAAGTGGAGTTTCGTTCCAACTTTTAAAACCTTCTAAAGTTACATCAATTACTGTCTTTTTACTGCGATTAAAAGGAAAACCTAAGCTAGTTTTGTGATCAATACCGCCAGCTTCACCAACAATATGACCATTTTTGATGAGAGGGATAGGGTTAAGAAAATCTTCAATTAAACCAAATTGATATGATGATAAATATAAATAAAAGAATTCAAACATGGAAGGTTTAAATTTTGTTAAGAATTCAAAAACTCTTTGATCTACTTGAAAAGGTTCATCAGTCCATTTATCAGTTAAAGTCAAAACTAAATTTAATCTACCTTGATTGTCTGTAACAAGCTCATCGTAA